ACCTGTACCAAATTACGCAATTTTAGGATATGCTTTAAATGAGAATTTTCAGTCTTACGTTCCTAAGCCTTGTTTAATGTATTTGTACGGTTCAAGTCAATCGTTAGCACATGACATTAAATTCTTTGACGGTACGACTCATTTCAATATTGACACTTACGCTTTGTTTGGTCAAGACTTAACATACCAAAACACGAAATACAGTTTAAACTTTGGAGCAGATAATTCTATAATACATAATGAAACAATTCAACAAGGTTTATACGCTACTTACTATTTTCCGTATTTAACTAATTTATTCAATTTTAAAAACAGATTGGTCCACGTAAAGACGATATTGCCAATTAGCCTATTAACTAATTTAAGGCTAAATGACAGACTTATAATAAGAGATAAGAGGTATATCATAAACGAAATGAAATCTAATCTTACAAACGGTGAAGTAGAGTTTAGTTTATATTTAGATTTTCGTCCGTTGATTGCTCAAGATATAATCCAACCAAATAAAGATGCTCAATGTTTAGACGTTCGTGTTAATTTACCAAACGGTGCTGTAAGTGCAGATATTACAACAAGTTTTGGAGGCGTTACCATTACGCCAAGTACAATTACAAGTAGTTCAACGATTGAAGTTTGTATTCCTGAAAACACGAATAGTCCAAGTAATTTATTAGCAGAAAACAACGATAATATAATTTCAGAGATATTCCAAAACATAGTAACAGAAAATAGCAGTCAACAAGTAATCACTTTGACAGTTACATATACGTTTACTGACGGAAGCCAAGCAAGTAACCAAATAACAATAATACAGCAATGATAGGTTTAATTTTAGAACTGTTAAAAACGAGTGATTTTTACAATGTTAGTGAAGTGGTTGATATTGCCAAAGGAAAACACGAATACACTCCAAAATTTAAAAAGATTTATAAACAACAACTTAGAAAAAACTATAAATGGAAACAAGGACAGTCCAATTAAACGTACAGACTAACGCAGCAACTACTCAAGATGAGTTTAAAAGGTTGCATCAAGAAATCGCTAAAGCTGAACAAGAGTTTGAAGACTTAAATAATACGCTTGGTGAAACTGATGCCGCTACCGTAGCCGCTAAACAAAAAGTAACAGACCTTAGAGGTGCTTATACTCAATTAAATCAAACGGCAACAGACTTAGACGGTACTTTTGAACAAGTTTACGGACAGTTACAACCGTTGACAACACGAATGGGTGAAGCTGAAGATCGTTTATATGAATTAGCTTTAGCTGGTAAACAAGCAACTCAAGAATATAAAGATTTGATGGCTGCTACCCAAAACTATTTGCGTACTCAACAACAAGTAGATTTACAAGTAGATGCTGGTTCAATGCCAATGGCTCAAAAGTTAACAACAGCTGTTGGTGGTGTCGCTGGTGCATTTGGTGTTGCTGAGGGTGCTATTGCTTTGTTTGGTGTTGAAAGCAAAGAAATGCAAGAAACATTAATACGATTAAATGCCGTAATGGCTATTGCTGGTGGTGTTGTTGCAATTCAACAGGCTATTCCTGTATTTACGGCAATGGGAGTTGCTGCAAAAACTGCATTAGCTGGAATTAGAACAGGTATTTTAGCAACGGGTATTGGTGCATTAATAGTTGGTGTTGGTCTTTTAGTTGCTTATTGGAGTGATATTAAAGGATTAGTCGGTGGTGTAAGTGGTGAACAACAGAAATTAAATAAATTAACAGCTGAAAACTTAAAGAAAGCTGAACAAAAAGTAGAAAAATTAAACAAACAGGATAATATTTTAAAGCTTCAGGGTAAAAGTGAAAAACAAATTCTACAATATAAAATTACTGAATTAGATGCTACGATTAAAATTGCAAAAACCAATTTAGAAAATCAAAAAGCTACTGCAAAAGCACAATTAGAAGCATCAAAAAGAAACCAATCTATTTTAGTAGGTATTATTGAATTTTTAACTGCTCCTATTACTTTATTGTTAGTTACCATTGATGAGATAGGAAAAGCATTAGGACAAAATTTTGGTTTATTAGCTGGATATGAGAATTTGTTAGCTAAAATGACAACTGTAATTTTTGATCCTAAACAAGTAGAAAAAGACGGTGCAGAAGTTGTTCGAGAAGCTGAAATTAAATTACTTGAATTACAAGATCAACAAGCTGATTATAAATTACAGATAAAAGAAATTGATAAACAAGCTGCGGAAGAAAAGAAAAAATCTGAACAAAAAAATTCTAAAGAAAGTATTAATAATGTTCAAAAGACGGAACAACAAAAACTTGACTTAACAAGACAACTTGAGGACGAAAAATTAAAAGCTTTAAATGAGGGTTACACGAAAGAACGCCTTCAAATGGAGCTTAACCATAAAAGAACATTAGAAGACTTAGAGAAAGAATCTAAAGACAAGCAATATTCAAAAGAACAATACGCAGAATTAATAAAACAAAAAGAAGAAAACTTACAAAAAGATTTATTAGAACTTCAAAAGAAATATGCTGATTTAAGGTTACAACAATTAACAGCAGAGGAGGAAGCACAATTAAAAGCTACAATTTCTTATCGTGAAAAAGAATTGGAGTATATGGCTGATAGTTTTATTACTGAGGGGGAAATAATAAGAACTAATTTTGAAAAACAACGATTAGCTAATAAACTTAATTTTGATAAATCACAAGCTGACTTAAATGCTCAATTTGATGCTGGAACTTTGGCACGTGAGGAATATGATAAATTAACTTTATTAAACAGCCAAAAATATCACGATGCAAATAAAGTAATAAGTAAAAAAGCACAAGAGGAGCAAGATAAAATAGATGCTGATGAGTTGCAAAAGAAAAAAGACAAAGCATTTCAGATTGCCCAATTTACTGCTGACTCTTTAGATTTAATTGCAAGTATAGCAGAACAAGGTGCAGGTAAAGACGAAAAAAGACAAAGAACAGCATTTAGAATCCGTAAAGCTTCAAACTTAGCTCAAGCAAGTATAGATGGAACTAAAGCGGTGTTAAGTGCATTTGCTGACACTCCTGGTGGTATTGTATTTAAGTCTATTGCCGCTACAATTGCTGGTGGATTTGCTGCTTTAAAAATTGCACAAATTGCTAAATCAAAATACGAAAGTCCAAGTTTAGGAACTGACACAGGTGGTGGTGGAGGTGGTGATGCTGCTGCTTCAATGACTGCACAATTCAATACGATAGGCACAAGTGGAATAAACCAATTAGCAACTTTACAACAACAGCCTGTACAGGCGTATGTGGTAAGTGGTGAGGTTACTTCTGCACAATCCTTAGATAGAAATAGAGTACAAAACGCAACTTTATAAGTTAAGAAATTATGGAAAAGTTCGAGATTATAGAATTACTAATTGACGATAATAAAATCGAAAGCGGTATCAATGCGGTTTCAGTTGTTGAAAGTCCAGCAATCGAAGAAAACTTTGTAGCCTTAAAAAAACACGAATTAGAACTCAAAGAAGTTGATGCAGAAAAACGAATTCTAATGGGTGCTGCTTTAATTCCTAACAAACAAATCTATCGTAAAAATAAAGACAAAGAGTTCTATATTTATTTTAGTGAGGACACAGTACGTAAAGCAAGTGAGTTATTCTTAATGAGAGCTAACCAAAACAACGCAACCTTAGAGCACGAAAAGAAAATGTTAGAAGGAATGTCAGTTGTTGAAAGTTGGATCATTGAAGACGAGAAGTTAGACAAGTCAGTTAAATATGGATTTAGCTTACCTAAAGGAACTTGGATGATTTCTATGAAAGTAAACAACGATGAGATTTGGAATAAAGTAAAAGCGGGTGAAGTAAAAGGATTTTCTATTGAAGGTTACTTTGTAGATAAATACGAAATGAGCCTACAAGAAAATGAAGAGCAAGAAATGATTGAAAAAATTAAAGACTTAATTAATAAATATGAAAACAGCAAGTAAAGTTAGTCCACGAGGCGGTAAACGTGGATGCCTATGTAAAGACGGAACATATTCAAAGAAATGTTGCGACGGTAGCTTAGAAGCGCAAGGAATAGGTAAAACAGCGAGTGTAACGCCACAAAACGTAACGATTACAGAAATAGACGGAGTAAGAACAATCGTTCGTCAAAACAACTAAAAAAGGAACAAGTAAAAAATCAAAAGTTAATAAGTTATGAATACGAAAAAAGTAATTTACGAAAAATTGTTTAAAGCTGACAACGTAGAGTTAGCAAAGCACGAAATTGATTTAGCTTTAGCAGATGACTTAAAGCAGTCTATTGTTTTTTTACAAAAAGCAAGTGATGCTATTAATTTATCAATTAAAGGATATGAAGATGCATATAAAAAAATGCAGACTGAATCAAAAGGTGGTAAATCAGTTTTAGATACTCAATCAAAATTAATTAATAAGATTGAAGCAACAGCAAAAGACTTAGGAATTAATCCTACTTCAATACCTAATTATAATGAAGTTAATAAATCTTGGGAAGCATTAAGTGCAACAATAGATAAAGTAAATGAATTTTAATATAAATAAAAATGAAAAATAGCCTAATAAACCAAATCAAAACTTTGCTCGGAATGGAAGTAAAACTTGAGCAAATGAAATTAGCTGACGGTGTAACAGTTTTAGAAGCTGATATGTTCGAAGGTGGAAATGAAATCTTTATCGTAACAGAAGACGAACAAAAAATACCTGTTCCTGTTGGAGAATACGAATTAGAAGACGGACGTATTTTGGTAGTAGTAGAAGAAGGAATCATCGCTGAAGTGAAAGAGAAAGAAGTAGAAGAAGAAGAAGTAGAAGAGCCTGAAGCAGAAGTAGAAGTAGAAACCGAAAAGAAAGAAGAAATGGAAACTTCAAAAGCAGCTCCTAAAAAAACTATCGAATCAGTAGTTAAAGAAACTTTCTTTTCTGAAATTGAAAAACTACAAGCTGAAAACGAAACTTTAAAAGCTGAATTAAGCAAATTGAAAGAAGAAAAAGAAGTAGAACTTTCAGAAGTTAAACCAATTTTTTTCAACCCTGAAAACGAAAACAAAGTAGAATCTATTAAAATTGCGTCAAGAAGACCACGCACTATTATGGATTCAGTTTTAAACAAACTAAATAAGTAATAATTTAAAAAACAATAAAAAATGAGTACAACATTTACAAGTATCTCAAATGATTCTTTACGTCAAGTAGGTGTAATTGAAACATTGACAGGTGCAACAACTTTAACTGCTGAAGATAGCGGTAAAGTATTTATCTTAAACGCTGCTGCAGGTGCGCAAATTACACTTCCTGCTGTTGCTGATGGCGCTGGACAATCTTACAAGTTTGTAGTGGGTGCATTATTCGCTACTACTGCTTGGACGATTAAAGCGGCTACAAACAAAATTCAAGGTGGTGTTATCGTGAACAGTACAAACGTTCCTGGAGCTGATGAAAACACGATTACATTTTCAGCTTCTGCTGACACAATCGGTGATTTCGTAGAATTAGTTGGTGACGGAACAAACTGGTATGTTTTCGGACTTGGAACTGCTGCTGGAGCAATTACTTTAACCGTAGTATAAATAAAATAAAAAACTAAATAAAATGGAAAAAATTAACCTATCAACTACTCAAAGCATTACTACAACGTATGCTGGTGAGTTCGCTGGAAAATATATCGCTGCGGCTTTGTTAAGCGCTCCAACTTTGGAGAAAGGCGGTATTACTATTATGCCAAACGTGAAGTACAAACAAGTAATCAAACGAGTAGCTACTGACGATATTATTAAAAACGCAACTTGTGATTTTGACCCAACTTCTACAGTAACGTTAACTGAACGTGTACTTCAACCCGAGAGCTATCAAATTAATTTACAATTGTGTAAATCTGATTTTAGATCGGACTGGGATGCCATTCAAATGGGATATTCTGCATTCGATGTTTTGCCGAAATCATTTG